ATTGATAATGAAATTATTCCAAAGAGTGACAGTTTTGCAAATGGCCTAGTTGGTACAACTTAAAAATGATGAGAAGTCTGCTCAGTTAGATTTTCCATTTGATACTGAGGTTGGTAAACAACTAGAAACAGTTTTCAATCAGATTGGCTCTACTTATCTTAAAAATGGATATGACAGAGATTCAAAAGCTGAGTGTTTCCAGTGCTGGACAAATCATGCATATGCTGGTGATTTCAATCCATATCATGATCATGGATGTCAAACAATGGCAGGACTGTCTGGTTTTCTCTGGTTGAAGGTTCCCGAAGCAATTGAGAGTTTACGAGAACAACCAGAAACATTGAGTAATGCCAGTGGTGCTGTTGATGGATTTACTCATTTGATATGGGGAACGCATAGTAGAAAAGATACTCTACAACTTAGGGGTCAGACTGAGGATTATGTGAAACCTATTGTTGGCACAATGTTGGTATTTCCTAATTGGTTAAAGCATCAAGTGTTGCCTTTCTTTGGTGAAGGTGAAAGACGCTCTATGGCCATGAATTGGAATGTGCATGATTCAGAACAGGAGAGATTGAAACATATGTCTGAACGTGAAAAGGCACAATACGAAGAGTTGAAGGCTCAAAAGGAAAAAGAAGAATCAGATGATTAAGTACAAATACAACGAGAACAAAGCACTCGTTGAATTAGAGAAGTACATCAACTCTACCTATGATGAACATTACAGTAAGAACAAGTTTCAAGCTACAGAGTTTATCATAGATGGTGGCCACGGTGAAGGTTTCTGTATCGGTAACATAATGAAATATGCACAACGATATGGAAAAAAGAACGGCAAGGACAGAAGTGACTTGCTAAAAGTTATTCACTATGGTATTATTGCTTTACACATTAATGATTTGGAGAACAGTGAATGACTGAACTACACAAAGAACTATTCAGAAACACTTTAAAACTACTTGTGTTTTTAGGTGTTATTATGGGTGCGGTATTTGCATCAGAGTTTATATTGGGAACACCAGTGTATGCGTTTGCGGCATTTGGTTTAATATTCTGTGGAATGTTTATATGGAACATTTCTATGAGTAATATATCAATGCGTCAAATAAGTCAAATGGGTCCACAAGACGGGCGTAATTCCAAATGACTGATGTTGATAGATTAGTATTTTTAGTAGAAGAAATTGGTATTCTGAAAACTAAAATACAAGAGCGTGGTACAGGACATATTCATACAGCGATTGGTGTCTTGGAACATAGAGTGAAAGAAGTAAAGGATAAATTGAATAATGAATCTTAGTAATGAAACGGTATCTGTATTGAAGAATTTTTCTACAATAAATCAGAACCTTGTGATAAAATCGGGGAGTACTATAACTACTATGTCTGCAATGAAAAACATTGTGGCCAAAGCAGATGTAAAAGAGGACTTTCCTCAAGATTTTGCGATATATGATTTGAATGAATTTCTTTCTGTTATATCTTTATTTACAAATCCAGAGTTGGAATTTAAAGATAATTTTGTGATTGTTACAGAGGAAGGTAGTAGAACAAGAGCTAGATATTTCTTCTCTGACCCTTCAGTGGTTACAACACCATCAAAACCTATAACAATGCCTGAATGTGAAGTTAAGTTAAATTTATCAAGTGACACACTCAATGAAATAACAAAGGGTGCATCAGTAATTGGAGCTCCTGATCTTGCATTGGAATCTGGAACACTAAAAGCAACAGATAAGAAAAATGAAACAGCAAATGATTTTGAAATGGATTTAGAAGTTGAATCTGGAAGTGATAACTATAAGTTTTGGTTTAAGGTTGAAAACTTAAAACTTATGCCCAACTCTTATGAAGTTCAAATTTCCTCAAAGAATATTAGTCATTTTAAAAATTCAACAGGTGATGTTGAATATTTTATTGCTCTTGAACCAGAGTCAACATACAATGCCTAATTTGAGGAATTTATATTATGGAAACATTTTTATGGGTGGAGAAATACCGCCCAAAGGATATAGAGTCGTGTATACTACCTAAGAATCTAAAAGATTCATTACGTGATTTTGTAAATCAAAAACAACTAGGAAATCTAATTCTCTCAGGCCCGCCAGGCGTTGGTAAGACTTCTGCTGCAAAAGCAATGCTTGATGAGATTGGTGCTACTAATATGATGATTAACGGTTCAGAAGAATCGGGAATTGATGTTCTTAGAACCAAGATTAAAAACTTTGCATCTACTGTTTCTCTTGAAGGTGGACGCAAATACATTATACTTGATGAAGCAGATTATTTAAATGCACAATCAACTCAACCAGCTCTACGTGGGTTTATGGAAGAGTTTCATAAGAATTGTGGATTTATTCTTACATGCAATTATAAGAATCGTTTAATACCACCACTACATTCTCGGTGTAGTGGAATAGATTTTTCTATTCCAAAATCAGAAAAACAAACACTCGCATCAGAGTTTTTCAAAAGAGTTATNGAAATACTTGATAGAAGAAAGTATTACTTACAACAAGAAAGTTGTTGCAGAACTTATNAATAAATACTTTCCAGATTGGCGTAGAATATTAAATGAACTTCAAAGATACTCTGTATCTGGTACAATTGATGCTGGATTACTTGTAAATATTGCAGAAATAAATATTCGTGAATTGATGGAATCTATGAAGAGAAAGGAATTTACGAATGTTCGTAAATGGGTTGTTGATAATCTGGACAATGATCCTAGCCGTATGTTCCGTAGGATTTATGATAATCTTTACGATTATGTGGATGATAGCAGTATACCCCATATTGTTATTATATTGGGTGANTACCAATATAAAGCAGCTTTTGTTGCAGATCAAGAAATCAACTTAATGTCTTGTCTTACAGAAATAATGGCAAGAGGTAAATTTAAATGATTGATGTATATGATAATGTATTAGAGAATCATGTTGCAGAATTAATTGATATGGAAATGAAAAAACTCTCATGGAAATATGATTACAATTCTCAGATAGGACAACCAAATAAACATTGGCATATTCTTGCTGGACATGATGAAACTGAAATTAAAGAAAATAACCTAGAGTGGTTGCTACCTATTTGGGAAACAGCCTTGCACAAATATGATTTTGAGAATAAGTATAATGTTACGAATTATATACGCATGTACATGAACGCACATACACATGGTATTGAACCGCATCTTCATGTTGATGATGGTGATTTTACTATGATTTATTATCCCCGATTGGATTGGAAATTAGAGTATGGTGGTGGTACATTAGTTGATGGACAACTACTGCACAACTTTGGTAATAGATTAATTGTATTTGATGCATATCTTCCTCACATGGCCATGCCTGTTTCTCGCCAGTGTTATCAGTTGCGTACTTGTGTTGTTTTCAAGTGTAATATAAGTTAGGATAATAAAATGAAAGAAAATCAAGTAAAAATAAATTGGTTTGATATGTCAGCAGTTAAAATATTAAGCACAAAGTTAAAATGATAATACAATTTCTTTAATTAATAATTATATTGATAATCATAAACTAGAAGATATGTCACATAACTTGGTTGGACAAATAAACCAAAATAAAAAATCAGCACAATTGAAGTTATCATTGACTGATGAAGATCCGAAATTTTTGTCAGAAATTTTAATTAATATATCAAGACATTATGCAGAAATTCATAATCTGAAAATAGATAAATTTGTAATGGAAAGTATATGGTCAGTGCATAGTTATTCTGGTGATTATAATCCTATTCATGACCATACCTTAAATGATGTTAGAGATAGTGGATTATCATGTATTTTATATTTAAAAGTTCCAGAGTGTATTGAGGCCGCAGGGGAAATTGATGAATCATTTTCATTGGCTGAGGCAAGTGGTGATTGTGATGGATTTACTCAATTTGTATGGGGAATGTCTGCTCCAAGAGATTTGTTTAAACCACCTACCAGTCTTTGGATTAAACCAGAGGAAGGATTATTATTAATGTTTCCTATATGGTTACAACATCTCGTAGAACCATTTTATGGAGAAGGTGAAAGAAGAAGTATTTCTGCAAATATTTCTGTTCATACTGAGCAGATGAAATCTCTTGCAAAGTCCGATTCCAGCGATGTATCTCTGGCATATGAAAAAGTATGAAATTAACATATGTACGAATTAAAAGATTACCTAAAAGCCATAAATCAAACAAAAGAAAAACTTCTTGATACTGAAGATGAAGAGTGGGTTAAAAAATATCCACCTTTTATCGTAAATAAGTGCCTTGCACCGTTTCCTGACACCTGTATGTTGGTGAATGAGATAAACCAACTACCACATATAGACAAAAAACTACAATTTGATTTTTTAATAAATAGTCTTAGACCAAGAAAACGATACACTCCTTGGATGAAGGCGAAGAAATTGGAAAATCTAGAGTATGTTAAAGAGTTTTATGGATATAATAATGAAAAAGCAAGGGCGGCTCTTGATATACTAAATGATGAACAAATTTCTGCCATAAAAACAAAATTATATAAAGGTGGGAAACATGGAAGAAATTAGTTGGACACAGGAGCATATGTTAGAAGTTGGGTTAAACGAGCCTGATGATTTTCTAAAAGTACGAGAAACTTTATCGCGTATTGGTGTTGCTTCCAGAAAAGAAAGAAAGTTATATCAGTCTTGCCATATATTGCATAAGCAAGGACGGTATTATATTGTGCATTTTAAAGAGTTATTTGCACTTGATGGAAAGGATACAAATCTATCTGAAAACGATATTGCTCGTAGAAACACAATTGCAAATCTATTAAAAGATTGGGGTTTGATTAGTGTTATTGGTGAAGTAACAACTGTTGCACCGTTAAGTCAAATTAAAGTATTGTCTTATCGTGAAAAAAATGAGTGGACATTAGAAACTAAGTATAACATAGGTAAGAAAAAAGAAGATTAATGAAAAGGTTTATTCGACACTTTAATGAACAAAAAGATATAGACTCTTTAAAGTATGATAAAGTGAAAGAGAAACCAACTCCTCTTCTCAAAGGTGAAGATTGGAAAAACATTAATGTGACTGAACCACCAAGAAATAGTAGTCCAGAAGCTAAATCAGAATTATCAATGATAAAAGAGTTGGGTTCTAATAGAACACAAAAAGACATTAATAGTATTAAAGAACATGATATGGTTGCAACCTATGCTATTAGAGATTATCTTGAAGAAAATGATTTACTCTATGATACTGAAGATATAACAAAAATAGTTGAAACAGGTGCAGGCATTAGTAGATTTTACAAAAACAAATTTCAAAGAATAAGACCTTGGCAGTTAGCAGAAGANTTAGGAATGGAAATNAATCANATGGATTTTCCATCNGANAGTATGCAAACACCATCTTACCCAAGTGGGCATAGTNTGCAGTCTCGTTTAGTTGCTGAATATTATATTAAAAAATATCCAGAACATAGAAAAGGATTGATTGCTGCAGCCGAAAAATGTGGTCAGGGGAGAGTAAAAGCGGGTTGGC